CACAGATTAAAGCAGTATCATCAGGTCCTGAAGCCGCTCGTTCAGAAGCTCTATCATTATTGATATTAGACGAGGCGGCATTCATTGATAAAATTGATGATATATGGACAGCAGCACAATCTACCTTAACAACTGGTGGTCAATGTATTGCATTGTCAACACCAAATGGTGTGGGTAATTGGTTCCACAAAACTTGGGTAGACGCCGAAGAAGGAAGAGGACTATTTAATCCAATTAAATTACATTGGACGGTTCATCCAGATAGAGAACAAGAGTGGAGAGATGAGCAAGATACATTACTTGGAATTGGAAGTGCAGCACAAGAGTGTGATTGTGACTTCTTGACTTCTGGTACTGGTGTAATTGACGCAACACTATTGGAGAACTTACGAAAAAGAAGCGTAAAAGACCCATTAGAAAAACGAGGTGTTGATACAAATATGTGGGTTTGGGAACCTGCAAATTACTCAAAGGATTATATTGTATGTGCGGATGTTGGTCGTGGAGATAGTGCAGACTATTCTGCTTTTCATATTATTGAATTGGAAAGTTTAACACAAGTCGCAGAATACAAAGGTAGAATAAATACCAAAGATTTTGGAAATATGTTGGTAAGTATAGCAACAGAATATAACGATGCTCTACTTATAGTAGAGAACAATAATATTGGTTGGGCAACAATCCAACAAATTATAGATAGGGATTATCCTAATCTATTTTATACAAGTAAAGACTTACAATATGTTGATGTTCAACACCAAGTGACGAACAAACATTATAGTGAAGAAAGGAAAATGGTTGCTGGTTTTTCAACGACTTCTAAGACCAGACCACTAATTATTAGTAAGTTAGAAGAATTTTTTAGAGAGGAAAGTGTAGTAGTTCGTAGTAATCGTTTGATTGATGAATTACAAACTTTCGTCTATATAAATAACAGAGCAGAAGCAATGCGAGGATACAATGATGACCTTGTGATGTCTTTTGCAATTGGACTTTGGGTTCGTGATACAGCATTAAGATTACGAACACAAGGTGTGGAATTAACAAAAAAAACATTGACCAAAATGATGGACAATGACGGTTTATACACTAACGACGACGTGAACAAAAACGATAGTTGGGAGTGGGATACAGGAAAAGAGAAAGAGTCATTAGACTGGCTCTTATAAAGTGAGGAAAAAATGGCAGATACAACATTATTTGGAAGACTACAACGATTATTCGCAACGAATGTAATCGTAAGAAACGTAGGTGGTAAGAAATTAAAGATTGCCGATACGGACCAAGTTCAAAAACAAGTCAAGAGTCATCTTGTTGATAGATATTCTAAATTACATACTAATTTAGATTTAGTAGGAACAGGTTATTCAACCGTTCATCAAGTTATGGCAGCAAGACTGGCATTATTTAAGGATTATGAATCAATGGATTCAGACCCAATCATATCTTCTGCATTAGATATTTATTCAGATGAATCAACTATGAAAGGTGAATACGGACAAGTCATAGATATTAAAACTGATAATGAAAACATCAAAGAAATTTTAAATAATTTATTTTATGACATAATGAACATTGAGTTCAATCTATGGCCTTGGGTTCGTAATATGGTTAAGTATGGAGACTTCTTTTTACACTTAGACATTAGTGAAAAATACGGAATTACAAATGTTGTTCCATTGTCACCTTATGAAGTCATAAGAGCAGAGGGAGAAGACCCTGAAAATCCTTACTACACTAAGTTTTATTTAGAAAGTATTGAAGGAGCACACCCGTATTTCGGCCAAAAGAGCAGTGGTAAAGGAAAGATAGAATTTGAAAACTTCCAAATAGCACACTTCAGATTAGCAAACGATAGTAACTTTTTACCTTATGGTAAATCTATGGTTGAGTCTACGAGAAAGATTTGGAAACAATTAACACTTATGGAAGACGCTATGTTAATTCACAGAATTATGAGAGCACCTTCTAAACGAGTATTCAAGATTGATATCGGAAATATTCCACCAGCAGAAGTTGATAATTATATGCAAAGAATCATCAACAAGATGAAGAAGACACCTATTATGGATGAAGCAACAGGTGAATATAATTTAAAATACAATATGCAAAACTTAACAGAAGACTTCTTTATGCCAGTTCGAGGTGGAGATAGTGGAACTGAAATAAGTGAGTTGAGTGGTATTGATTATGATTCAACAGAAGACATTGAATATTTGAAAAACAAATTATTAGCATCACTAAGAGTTCCAAAAGCATTCTTAGGGTTTGATGAAAATGTCGGTGGTAAAGCAACCTTAGCAGCAGAAGATGTAAGATTTGCCAGAACCATAGAAAGAATACAAAGAATTATAGTATCGGAGTTAACAAAGATTGCAGTTGTTCATTTATATTCACAAGGATATACTGACGCAGATTTAGTAAACTTTGAATTAGAGTTAGCAAGTCCTTCAACAATGTATGAACAAGAGAAGATTGAATTGTTCGGACAGAAAGTAAACTTAGCTCGTGATATGATTAGTGATAAAATTTTACCTACGAGTTGGGTGTATGATAATGTGTTTAATTTTTCTGATAAAGAAAAAGTCAATATTGAAAATCAAATTATTGAAGACCAAAAACAGAAATTCAGACACTCACAGATTGAAATGGAAGGTAATGACCCAATGGAAACTGGAGACGCAATTGGAACACCAAGTGATATGGCAGCAGTGGGAGTCGGACAAGATGACGCCCAAACACCACCTGATACCATAGCAGGTTCTATCTTTGACCCATTTAATGATGGAGAAAAAGAAGACGAAAGACCAGAAGACCAACAAGGTGGACGACCACAGGAAATGAACAAACCATTCAAAGATAGTGGAGCAAGAGGACGTGACCCATTAGGGAAACAGACCAAGAACAGAAGACCACTTGCATTAGCACACTTCGATGCCTTAAAGAAAACAATGGGTAAAAAGTCAAGGGATATAATTAACGAAACTCAAAAAGTAGATGAAATGGAAAAAGAATATGATGAATATAAAAATGAAAAAGGTAAAGAATAAATACACATTTCTTGAAAGTTTTATATTTATTATTGATAAAAAGTAAAAAATAGTTGGAGCTCAAATGTCTTTAAATGTTAAACATAACAAGATAAAAAACACTGCTATTCTTTATGAATTGTTGTCTCGTCAAATAACGGCTGACGTGATTAATGATTCAAATAGCCCTAAATCGGTGAAGATTTTTAAAGAATTCTTCAATAAAAATACCGAATTGGGTAAAGAATATGCACTTTATCAAGTTTTATTAGAAAAGAAATACAAAAATGATTCGCATGCCGCAACATTAGTTGAAGCAGTGATTAAAAGTCGTAGAAAGTTATCTAATCGTAGATTAAACAACGAGAAATATAACTTAATTAAAACCATAAAAGAAAATTATGATATAAAAGAATTCTTTAATACAAGAATACCTAATTTTAAAATTATGGCTTCAATCTATAAAGTATTCGGAACCGAAACAGGTAAAGAAGACTTTGGACCAGTTCAAAAAACTAATTCAGTAATTACTATAACTGAACACGTTATCAGTAATAATAAAAAAATACACAAATCTAATAAGGTTACTGAAACTTATAAAGAACAAGATAAAGATTTAAGACTATTGAGTTATCAATTATTAGTTGATAAGTTTAATTCTAAGTATAAATCTTTAAATGAAAATCAAAGAAACTTATTGAAAGAATATATCAATAATGTATCTAATACTAATTCATTGAAAGAATTCATAGACAATGAAGTAGTAAAAATCAAAAGAGCTTTAAAAGCATTACTACCAAGAGTCAATGATAAAACTACTAAGATTAAATTATCAGAAGCTATTGATTATACGGATAGTGCTACAAAAGGAAAAGTCGTGAAAGATAAACACGTGGTTGCATTAATGAGATATTATGAGTTAATTAAGGAAATAAAAAATGTCCAATCACGACAAAATAGCTAAGTTAAAAGAATACATCAAAAACTATGTCATTAAGGAATTAGAAAAAGATGATGAACTCGAAGAAGTTTCTACAACAGGAACAGCTGGAACTTATCCAGGTGGACCAGGTCATTACTTCACACCAATGGCATTTAGTGGTGGTAGAAAAAAAGATAAAAAGAAAAGAAAAAAAATAGCGACTGCCGGTGGATACAAACCAGTAAATGAAGTTACTAAACAAGAAGTTAGTGCATTACAAAAACTTCATAAAAATTTAGAGAAACTTCAAAAAGATTATTTCAAGATTGCTAAAATGGGCGATAAAACACTTGTAGATAGAGAATACAACGAGTATTATGAAACTATCCTAACATCTAAAAAAGAAATAGGAAAACTTGCACAATTTTTAAAAACAAAACAAATGTTAGGTGAGGGTCGTTATCACGAATATAGAAACGACGAATCCCTAACACCAAAACAAAAAATTGGTCGTTCAATGAGAGAAATCAGAGACGCATTAAACGAATTAGACAGAACCGTAAAGATGAATCTTAAATTAAAAACAGAATTAAAAATAAAGTCAGAAGACTATTGGAAAAATACACACAAAGCATTGACCAAGATTTCAGAAAGATTAGTCAAGATGGCAAACAAAGTAGGAAATTTAAAATAATGAAACAAGTTATCGTAG